AAACGGGATTAGGCGAGTCATGTCTGCGGAGGTTTTGACCTCGGACACAAACCGAGTGCCGCTGCGCTTTCGAGCTCCACCCTGAACGAGTGGGTAGAAATTCTCCATCAACGCACATCCGTTGGCATACTTCGCCAAGTCCACGCGACCGTCGAGCGTGGGGCTGAGTTCGCCCGCGTTAAATGATGATTGGATGGTCGAGGCTTTTGCCATCTCTCAATACCTCGCGTTGATCCAAGAATCCTCCTCGAATGGCATGGGCGAAGACTCCTGACCGTCTGCCTTCCGAGCCATGCTCATCAGCGCCTCATACTCCTGGGCTGCAATCTGCCGCTTGGTGTTGCTCTGCGTCAGCTCCTCGCACAACTCCATTGCGAGACGTGCCGCGATTGTGCTCTGAAGCAGAGAATCCCACTGATTGGGATCTTCCTCGCGCCGCACATACCGCATGGAGATCGGCGTGCCTTCGTCCGAGAGCAGTCTCCTGCCCTCGACTACCCACGGCAGCGTGGTGTCGTACACCTCCACCACACGCAGACAATCCGCCGGCAGTTGGTAGTGCGCGTCATACCCAAAGGCTGGCGCATCGGCGAGCTTTGCCAGCTTTGCACGGGTAATGACTGAGTTCCACGGGTGAGCGCGGAATACCTCGTCACGGATGTGTGTATATGCCCCGTTGCAGGCCCGAGCCTGCTTTGAGTCATCCGTGAGTGAAGTAATCCGCGCCTCGCCAACACGGCTCAACGCCCTGTTGCAAATGTCCGTTGCGCTGGGCATTCGCTATTGGCTCCCCTTTTGGAATCAGTCGCCTGCGGTGTAGAAGATTTCCAGAGTCAATTCCCACGCGGTATCGGTGGATGCTTCGGCCACATGAATCGAAAGATCCCAGTCCTCCATCGGATCTACCGAGTCGCCGTTCAACTCCCACAGCGTCTTGCCTCGATCATGGTCGTCCAGGCCAGCTTCGTCGAAGATTTCAATCCGTTCCCGAATCGCCGCGTTTACATCCTGCGCGGAGGCGAAGAGGTCGAGATCCACCACGGCCCCATCGTGCGATGCGCCAGACTTGTAGATCCCGAGATCTATGTCGCCCGCCGATCCACAATCTGTGGACGAGAGAAGGATCGAATGAATCCGATCCCCGCTCTTGAACTGCTTCATCCTGACGATGGAATTGATCGTCACGACTTCACCCGGATCGAATCGGCACACCGCATACCGCAGGCGGCCATGTGACACGCCCGCGCTGGCACGCTTCTGCATATCGAGGGTGCTGGCTGTTGCTAGTCCAGCATAAAGATCTGAAAAGTAATTCGTTGCCATGTGTTTGGTTCCTTGCCTTGCTCTTGTGACATTCAGGGACCGGCACGACTCCGCCCCGGTCCCTTCACATCATTGTCTGGCCCTAGTCCGTTGCGGCCAAAATCCGTACAACCTTGCCAAGCTCAACCCGCGTGGCCCCAACAGTTGTCTTGCAATAGACCTGCGTGGCGTGACTCTTGTCTGCGCGTTCGCTGATCTTGGTGGTGATGTCATTCCAGACACAGAGGTGCATCCCACTCTTCGCCCACATCGGGAGAGGGTAGGGATCGGCTTCGCCAGGAATGCGCTCGATGGTGATGAAGTTGATGCCCAGGAATGACCGTACCCGACCATCTACCAGCACCTTGCTGGCGTTGGAATCAATGGTCTGGATCTGGCTCATACCGAGCAGGTCTTCATGCTGCTCTGCGGTGACTGCCATGAAGATCTGGTCATTGTCGAGATCGACCTCGTTCTCCATGAGAATCCGCTTCCCTTCAAGCAGTTGGTCGAGGGTCAGGGCGGTCGTCCCGTCGATAGCCACCTGTTGCCCAGTGAAGCTTTCGTCCGTGGTGCCGTTCTCGCCGGTCTTGCTGGTGGCAAAGAACGCGCCAAGGATCTCGTCATCAATGGCGCGGCCCAGGGCATACGCCCCGTTGACGGCATACGGTGACTGCGGGTCGATGAGCATCCGCACCTTGTCCTGATCGTCGATGAGATCCGCCCATTCGTAGTCCACCGGGAAAACCCAGCGTGCATCGTGAGGGGTGGAAATCAGCGGCGTATCCGCATGGCGCGTGGTCCGCTTCACTGCGGTGACTGCACCCACTTGCTCCACAACTTTTGCTGCTTTGCCGGTGGCTGAGCTGGTCATCACACTATCGCGGAGTTTGGAACCCTTCTGCTGAAGCAGATGGGCGACGTTCGTATTGTATTGCTGCACAAAGGCAGTTGAGATTTGGTCTGACATTGGGATAGTCCTCTGGCGCACTTGCGCCTTGCGAGGCTTATCCGCCCAGTGGCGGGGCCATCATTGAAAAACACGCGGCTTCCAGGGCTTGCCCGAGTGCCACCTCGGAGCCATTTAGTTGGCTGGAAGGCTTGCCCGGTTGCCATGCCGGGGCCGTCGTTCAATGGTCTTGCGGTAGTACAGTTAATCCCTTGTCACAGAAGTCAGTCAGTTGCAACCCCTGGATGCGCCAAGGCGTGTAATCGGGTCATTCGAGCCTTCGCCTCGGGCAAACCTTTCTCGAGGTAGTCCGATTTGAATTTATCGTCCAGAAACAATTCATCAATCTTGGCCTGTGCCGCTGCCGGGGTCATGCCAAACTGACTGCCTGCACCTGAATCCTCACCGCTGGGCATCCCTTGATGCTCACCCAGGCCGCGTCCAATCTCAGCCGAAAGCTCCAACACACCCCGAAAACCCAGTGCGTCCTCCAGCTTGTTCATCGTGGCGTCGTCAATGCCAAACTTCTGCCTAAACCTAATGCCGGCGGCAATGTTCTCCTCCCAGGCACCTCCCCATTCCTTCTCCAGAGACGCCTTGTCGGCACTGGCCTGCTCCATACGCTGGTTCTCATGCTCCTGAACGGCCTGCTCCATCCGCCCGTTGTATTTCGCAAAGATGCTCTGAGCCTGAGTCTTCGACAGCCCCGCCTCGTGTGCCCAGTTTGCCAGGTCTGGAGTGAGGTCAAGACCACCCTCTGGCACCTCGGGACCGCTCAGTTCGTAACCAGCCGCGTCCTCTGGTCTACCTAGCCTTGAGTACACCACACCCCACGCCTCTGTATCCTCGGCATTCTTGGGCAGCGTCAGCACGCTTTCACCCGGTGCGCCCATCGCCTTCTCGAGATTTCGATACGACTCAAGCATCTGATCGGGACCACTCCAGCCCTTGTTCTCCACATACCCCTGAGCGTCCTCTGCCAGTCCCTCAGTCCATGACGGGGCTGCCGGTGGTGCCTCCGCACTGACTGTGGTCAGTGTCGCGGCTTCTGGCGCTGCTGGTGCGGCTTCTGGTGCTGCTGCCTCTTCGGACATGGTGCTCCCTCCTGGTGATTACTGCTCGGCCTCAGTGGCCGGTTCCTCGGTGCTCTGCACCAAATCTCGGTATCCCTGGATCCTCAACCAAACCTGCCTGCGACCCTCGAGCTGTGACGTGCCATGACTGTCGCCCTCCACATGGGTCGTACTGTTCGCGTGGCAAAACCGCGCCAAGTCATCCAAAACGGTCTTGGCCCTCTCGCCATCGAATGCCTCCCGGTATGCCTGTGCTCGTACTAGGATTTCATCACGCAATGCCGGCCTCCGCTGGCAGTGCCGCCTGAGCCTGCGCCATGTCCTTCATCGCTGGAGCCATATTCTGCATGGCCTCCATCTGCTGCTGTTGCTGGGCTTGCTGGGCCTGCTGCTCAGCAATGTCTTCCATCTCCTCAACAGTGTGAAGAATGTCGCTCGGTGCGCCGTTAATCTCCGCCGCCAACCGGATGATTTCGTCAGGCTTGAAAATGGCAAGCACACTGGGATCAGCCTGAGCAAATGGCGCGGCAATCTCCAGCGTTCTCTGAATCCCAACCAGCTCCTCACTCCGCTGGAAGCGCATCGCAGGACTCTCGTAGGTGATGTCGTACTCGCCTTCAGCTTCGGCCAAGACACCAGGCATCTCTGGCAGGTAGCCCTGCCTGCCCAAGATGTTGAACTCGCGGTGTATCTGAGGTCC